CTCACCTCTGTCGTCGCAGGCGACCCGTGCGACCAGCTTGGCTCTGGCGTTTCGGAGATCCGTTTCCGTCTCTTCGATATTACGACCGTTCACCCTTCTCGGCCTAGTCCGCACCATCGATGCTTCCCACGCATCCCGCTCGACTCCCGTCATGGTGCGGATGTACATATGTCCGCCCCACTCGGGTAGCTCGAGGCGCTCTCTCGGGAGGTCGTCTGCCTGGAGGATATCGTCTGCTGTGAGCAGCTTGCTCATCAGCTCGAATCGGTCCAGGTGATATCGTCGCTCAGCTTGATGGTCGCCGAGAACGTCATCTCCTCCTCGAGCGGTGTGCTGGTCTCGAACTCGGTCAGGAAGCCACTGGCCGCGAAGGTCGCGCCGGCAGCCCCACCAGCGGGGGTCGGGAAAGTGATCGTGCAGGTTTCCTTGACAGCCCCGATCTTGATGATCATCGCATCACCGAGATTCGGGTCGAGGAACCCTTCGAGGGAGATTTCACCTGGGTCGTAGAGATCTCCAGGGATGAATGTGCGTCCACCGGTCGTCGCCAGCGTGGTCACGTCGATAGATTCCCTGGAAATCCCAGATGTCTCGATACTGGTGATCTCCAAAGCGACCGCGGTGGTTCCAAAGACGAATGTGGCGCCTGTGCCTACATCAACAGCCATTTACATTTCTCCATAAAAAAAGGCGCCGAAGCGCCCTTGTGGTCGTCATTGAAAGTGCTCTATTCGATATGCCAGATCTCGAAGTCCATCCGGTTGCGGTTCACATCATTCCCGCCGCCATCGGACGGATCTTCCGGATCATCGTTCTGCCCGACGAGGTTCGCCCTGCGGACTACGATATTGTCATCTCCCATGTTCCCCCTGAAGCCGTCCAGCAGGGCTCTCACGGCCTCTGACAGCGATACCATTGTCTCGTTGCTACTTCCCCAGCAGTCCACCTGGAATGTCGGCCTGGCGAGCGTCTTAGGGCCTGAGAGGGTATTCAGCCGGGTGTAGCTGGTCTTCCTGAAGGACACAAACGGCGCTGTCGCATCGGGTGGCGGGATGCCTGGGTAGACGCGTGCGCTCGTCCCAGTGCCAACGATTGCGCTCACGCCGGCATCGTCACGCATCTCGTCATAGAGCGCGTCGTATATCTTGGTCATCGGAACGCCTTCTTTCCGAGCTTTTTAACCGCGGCGTCAATCTGGTTACCGATCTCCTTCCCCAGATTCTGCTTAACGACGGCTGACTTCTGATCGCGTGCGCGTTTCAGCATGTTCTGTGGCTCGATGCCGCGCTTCGACAGCCCGACCTCGAGGATCGCCGGGTAGTAGGGCGCCTCACCCTGTATCCCGAGCTTCTCCCTGGTCGGCGTTGAGATCCTTACCCCGACGCCGCCCTTGCTTTTCACGACTCGGATCTTGGTCCGGAGCTGCTTCAGTCGTCCAGTACCGAACTGCCCGGGACTGACTTGGCCGATATTGGCGTTGATAGCGGGCTGCAGGTTTTTTTTCGCAACCAACCGCATCGCCTTCTTGACGATGGTCTTTCCTACGGTCAACGTCAGGCTGTTGATCCTGCTTTGGAGCCCGGGAACGCCGAGTATGCTCAGGTCGACGCTCAGCGGCGCACGCCTTCTGTGCCTGCCCATCAGAACGTCTCGTCGTCTCGCACACAGACCACGCGCACGATCTGTTTCATGGCCTTCATGTCCAGCACATCCTCGATATTCAGGATGCGCGTACCGTGCTTGAGACGGTTCACGGATATCTTATTTCCGTCTTTATCCAGCAATTTCTTGGCAGTCGGGATTAAACCGGCGTAATACCGCATATCCACGGTGAACTTGTCGCTTGCTGTCTCTTTTACACTGCCCCATCGGGTAGCGATGGTCGCGAAGGTGTCAATCTGAGTCCCCTGCCCGCCGCGCGTCCGGGTGCTTTCCTGGATCTCGATCCGGTGGCGGAAGTCGCCAGCATTGATCCCGACCGTCATATCAGGATCACGTAGGGCATGAGCAGATCGTCAACCGTCCTCGGGAAGTTGATGATCGTCCCGCCGATTGCCTGCGCGTGCGGCTGCCTGGTTTCGTAGTGGTACGTCACCATCATTTTGATGGCTGTACGGATCGGCTCCGGCACACTGCTGCCGTTATCACCATATCCGGTCACGAACACGACCGAGATCGCCTGGCGCTGCATCCGCACCGTCGGCCAAGTCTGGTTGTAGGCCAGATAGACACGGCCAGGATCGGATGTCGTGTCGACTGTATAGGTCGCCGTTGGAACTTGTGTCGTGTCCCCATTGCTGTCGACATAGGTGAAGCTCGCTGCGGTCACTGACTGCAGATCCGGTAACAACTCGATCACATGCGGGAAATGCCAGTCAATCTTCATGGTGATCGTCTGGGTAATCAGGGCGCGCCTGGTATAGTTCTCCACGTACAGGCGGGCACTCGTGATCAGGTCATTGATCAAGGTGTCATCGTCTGACACCTCGACCTTTGTGTAATCCTTCGCCTCGGATAACGTGACAGGCTCCGCTGTCGGCGCAGTGGTGACAGTGGTTGCGAATCTCATAGTTATCCCATAAAAAAGGGGCGCCGAAGCACCCCAATAGGAGGAGACAGGATCAGGACCGGTTTGACCAGATGCGAACGTAGTCGATGTCGAGGGTTCCGAGCGCCGTGGTGGCACCTTTGTCGATCGAGAAGTACGGCTGCATGATGGCCTCGCCCGCCGTCAGGTTGCTCATATCGAACGTCGTCGCGGTCGCTACCGCAGCGCCATCGATGTAGAACAGGACGTTTGAGATGTCCGTAAAGTCGATGCGGAACGTGTTGTAGGTTCCGGCAACCATCGTGACGCCAGTGGCGATATCGTCGTTGTTGTTTGTGGTGTCGTCGGTTTCCGCAACCACAGCCGCACTCGCCTCGAGCCGGAACCACGCACCTTCGGTGATGCTGTCCTTCGTGAGGTTATGATCTCCAGCGAGACCGAACACGGCAACCACCGCAGTCCCGGGCACCACGGCCATGTTGATCCGGGTCTCGAAGATGGCGCCGGCGTTTACGTCGATGCCTCTCTGATCGCCCCAGTACAGCACCGCATCTTCGGCGTTGTTGTCGGCATCGAAGATCATGGCGCACACCCCGCCACCGGTATCGGCTCTGACGCCAATGGCCGTATTGAGATTGACCTGCACCGTCGACCACGGACCGGTCGAGCCGGCCTCCGTCGTCATCAGATCGGTGCCGAGGAAGTCGTCATAGAAAACGACCGGAGCGACAGGAAGCGTCCGCTCGTGCGTCGTGCTTTCGTAAAATACGAGGTTTGAGCCTCTGTATTGTGATTTTGTGGACATGGTAGTTCCTTCGTTCCGAGCCAAAGCCCGATGGCCCCGAAGGGCCACCGAAACTCAGGAGGGTTGGTTAAGCGAGAACAGTCGCGCCGGCGTCGACGTGGCTGTACCTGGGCTCCGTGAGGATGCAGAGAATCCCCGCCAGTACCGGATCGTTGGCAGACTCCGTCATTGTCAGCCGGACAAACTCGAAAGTTGCTCCAGCCTTCCGGATCTCCACCGCGTCTACTTCCACGATCACCATGATGTTGGACCCCACGGTAACCGTGTAGCCTGCTGCAGCCACCTCGGTCAGCGTGCCGTTGACATCCGCCGCCGTGACCTCACGATAGCGGTACGGGACCGCAGTCGTATTGGTCGGCGTCACGTCGTCACACGCCTCGATCGTCAGCACCCCGGTGCCGGTCACGCCGACACCCTTCTGGATGATGAAGATCGCTTTGTTGTGATCCCGCATGTTGATCACATCCGTTGACACACCGCCAGCGCCATAGTCAGCCACGGGCGGCAACCCTTGTACGAATCGCAGTGATTCGAGAGCTTTCAAACTCATTTTAAAGTCCTCTACTTGCCGCTATTGCCGACTTAGGCGCGAGTGGCGAGAGTCACGAACGGTGACTGCGTGTTGGTTCCCTGTGCTGGAGTCAGCGCAGTTCTCCACTTGGGCTGGCCGTTGATGCGCGTCACCCACCGGAACGTCTGCTCGTTGTTCAGGAACCTGACGTGCATCGACT